CTTGCAAAAGAAGTTGGCAGATACAATGAGTCTTTTGTTCAAAAAGGACGTGCACTTGGTGAGTTGGGACATCCAGATGGTCCAACAGTAAACCTTGATAGGGTTTCACATAAGATTACTTCACTTACACAAGAAGGTAATAATTTTATTGGTAAGGCACAATTACTCGAAACACCAATGGGTAAGATTGCAAAATCTCTTATCGCAGAAGGTGTAACTCTTGGCGTTTCTTCTCGTGGTGTTGGTTCATTAAAAGAAGGTAGTGATGGTTGTAAAGTTGTAGGTGAAGATTTCATGTTAGCAACTGCTGCTGATATAGTCGCTGATCCTTCTGCACCTGATGCATTTGTTAATGGCATCATGGAAGGTAAGGAGTGGGTTTGGAACAATGGCATACTTCAAGAGTCTGCTGTTGCAGAAATCAAACAAGAAATTGATGAAGCAACCCTTATTAATCTGCAGGAGCGTAAAGTCTCCGCATTCGCAGCATTTTTAAAGAGTTTGTGATTTATAAATAAATAAAGATAACGCTAAAGCATACACGGAGTTCAAACAATGGCTGAGACCTCAACACTCGATAAAGAGTTAGATAACATGGAAGAAGTGACCGAAGGTTCTAACGCAGTTACTAAAAACGCCAAACCTGCTGAAAAGATTGATACATCTAAATCAACCGATTCACTGGGTGGAAGTGGTAAGAAAGTAATTCACGTAGACACGGATTCCTTGGAAGGTGCCGCTGGCACAAAGAACGCAGGAAAATCTGCTGCTAACTCAGTTAGCGTAGAAGGTTCTAAATCCTTGGCAACCAAACCTAGTGCAGCATCATCAAAACAGGAGGACGTAGAAGATGACAGCGAAAAGGAAGTCATCGCTGAAACCGACCTCGACTTTACTGAAGATGTTGACGCTCTTGTCGCAGGTGAAGACCTATCAGAAGAGTTCCGACTAAAAGCAGCAACTATCTTTGAAGCAGCTGTAACAAGCCGTGTTAACAAAGAAGCAGCAGCGTTACAAGAGGCGATGGAATCTGCCTTAACTGAAGAAGTTGAAAAGATCCAAACAGAATTGGCCGAGAAGGTAGACGATTATCTCTCTTATGCCGCCGATACATGGATGAAGGAAAATTCCCTTCAGATCGAGCATGGCATTAAGACCGAGATGGCAGAATCGTTCTTCAACGGTCTAAAAGGTCTCTTCTTAGAGCACAATTTTACAGTGCCTGAGGAGAAATTCAACCTGCTTGATGGTATGGCAGGTGAGTTAGATGATATGGAAGCTAAACTCAACGAGCAAATCGATTCTAATGTATCTTTAAATAAGAGGATTGGAGAGTTTGTTAAAATGGAAATTGTGAACGAATGTGCAGTGGGACTCGCTGAGACCCAAAAAGAGAAGCTTGCTTCTCTCGCAGAGGGTGTTGAGTTTGAAACTGAAGATGATTTTAGAAATAAAGTCAATACGATCAAGGAATCATATTTCACTAGGAAGGCTGAAGTTACTGAAACAGCAACTGAACCCACCGAAGAAAGTTCTGAACCCCTTGTCGAAAGTACAACTAGCGGTACTATGTCTAAGTACGTAGATGCAATCGCTCGTTGGTCCAAATAATTAATAATCAAAACTACTTTTACAGAGACAAATGTCTATTAAACAACTCCAAGAAAAGTGGGCACCCGTTCTGAATCACGAAGCTCTTCCAGAGATTGACGATTCACATAAGCGTGGCGTAGTCGCACAACTTCTTGAGAACCAAGAAAAAGCACAGATCGAAGAAGGACAAGTCCTTAATGAGACTCTGCAAACAACAGGTTATACCAATGCAAACACAGCTACTGGCGGTGTTGCAGGTTTTGACCCAGTATTGATCAGTCTAATTAGACGTTCAATGCCACAACTAATTGCATATGATATCGCTGGCGTTCAGCCAATGACTGGTCCTACTGGACTTATCTTTGCGATGAGAACTAACTACGGTTCAGAGCGTAGACCTGCGAACAGTGACTTCAGAGAAGCAATGTTCAACGAGCCTAACGCTGGTTTCTCTGGTGGAAAGGGAGAAGGATTATCAAACTACGATCCTACTGCTTCTTCTTCTGGTGTTAACGATGCTGAAGGTGCTAACCCTGGACTTCTTAATGATTCCCCTGCTGGAACATATGAAGCAACTGGTGATGCTACTGGTATGACAACCGCTACGGTTGAAGCACTAGATGATTCATCAGCGAACAACGAATTCCGTGAAATGGGATTCGCCATCGAGAAGGTAACTGTAACAGCCAGAGCACGTGCTCTAAAAGCTGAGTACAGCATTGAGCTTGCTCAGGACTTGAAAGCAATTCATGGTCTTGATGCCGAGCAAGAGCTAAGCAACATTCTCTCAACAGAGATCCTTGCTGAAATCAACAGAGAAGTTGTTAGAACTATCTACACAAACGCTGTTGCTGGTGCTCAAAACAATACTGCTACTGCTGGTATCTTCGACCTTGACGTTGACTCAAATGGTAGATGGTCAGTTGAGAAATTCAAAGGACTTCTTTTCCAGATAGAAAGAGATGCTAACGCTATCGGTCAGCAAACTCGTCGTGGGAAGGGCAACATCTTGATCTGCTCTGCAGACGTTGCTTCTGCTCTAGGAATGGCTGGCGTTCTTGACTACGCTCCTGCTCTTAATGGTAACAACGCATTGACAGGTGTAGACGATACTTCTTCTACTCTAGTTGGTACTCTTAACGGTAAGATCAAGGTCTACGTTGATCCTTATTCTGCTAACGTTGCTGATAAGCACTTCTACGTTGCTGGATACAAAGGAACTTCTCCTTATGACGCTGGATTGTTCTATTGCCCTTACGTGCCATTGCAGCAAGTCAGAGCGATTAATCCTGACACCTTCCAACCAAAAATTGGATTTAAGACTCGTTACGGTATGGTTTCTAACCCATTCTCAGGTGGTCTTACACAAGGTTCTGGTGCTCTTACAGCTAATGCTAACAAGTACTACAGACGTACACAAGTTGCTAACATCATGTAATTTGGTGTTATTAACACATAACTTTAAAGAGACTCCTATGGAGTCTCTTTTTTTGTATTAAATTTAAAAATTATGAAAGGTTACACTAAAGAAGATATCAAACGTATTCTTGGATCATCATGGCCTACTATGCCTGAAGACCATGAGACTGGTAATGAGATGAGAAAGAGAAAGGGTAGAGAGATGAGAGCAGGGTTGAGACCTTATCCCACATACCCTGCAAAGAAGGTAGGTCCAAACTTTGATGAGAATGGAAAGTACATCTACCCAGAAGGATCGGGATTTAATTGGATGGAGAAAATAGATCCTAATTCTCCTTGGAATTGTACAGGTGGTAAGGTATCATAGTAGGCATTTATTTTTGTAAAAGTATCAGGGAATACAAACATAACTTGCATAAATAATATCAGTCAGGGAAACCTACACACAAGAGGAACAACAAGATGCACTGAAACTTCTCTACATCATGAGTAAAGTTAAAAAGGAGAACAAGTATGCATAACATCGTTTCGCAAAATAATATGGCATCATGGAGTCATAGTTACAGCAACTACGCTGTCAGTCAAGATGACCAAAAATTAGATGACTATTATGAATGTCTAATAGAATGCGAGACTGATCAACCTAGTTGTAAACGAATCTGTAAAGAGATTCTCATTTAAGGAATAACAAAAGAAAGAAAGGACTCTTCGGAGTCCTTTTTTATTGGGTGCATAAATATTATTGGAACAAGAATAGTCTAATGGCAAACTGGTACGAAGACCAATTAACGAATAGAAACTTTCTTTCTCCAATAGGATTTTTATTCATTTTGGATAAAGCACGAAAGGTTTCTTTCTTGTGTCAAAAAGCAGAAATTCCTACTGTAGAATTAGGGCAAGTTGAAATTCCAACTAGGGGTATGGTTCCTATTCCAGTTGAAGGCAACATGCGTTACAGTGAATTTTCTATGGAGTTTATTGTTGATGAAGATTTAAGAAATTATATGCAGATCCATAACTGGATGCGAGCATTGGGAACTCCTCAGGAATTTAAGGAAAGAAGGGTTTGGTTAGATAAGTATGCAGATGAACCATCAGAAGATCCTAGATTTTCAGATTCTACACTACAGGTATTAAACAATAATAACATTGCAAATTTCGATGTTGTATTTAAAGACATGTTTCCTGTAAGTTTATCATCATTACCATTTGATGTTACTGGTGGTGATAATGATTACTTTACATCAACAGCAACATTTAGATATACACTCTACGAAATAAGAAATAAAAACTCACAAACAAGAAGATAAACTATTGATTTTTTCTATATTATGAACTTAGAAACATTACAGGACATGTGGAGGTCTGATTCTAAATTAGATGAAGATCTACATGACAATGATTCCTTGGCAATTCCTCAACTTCATATGAAGTATATGGAGTTCCATAATCAATATTCTCTTATGAAAAAAGAAAGGGATATTGAAATGAAACGTCTCATTAAAGAGAAGTGGTTGTACTACAGAGGTAAGGCACCATCTTCTGTTTATAAGGAAATGCCATTTGATCTTAAACTTACCACTAAGGAAGAGATCTCGATGTTTATTGAAGCAGATGAGGATATTGGAAAACTCAAGTACAAGATTGAATACATAGACCAAGTGATCTTCTTTTTAGATGGCGTTTTGCGTATGATTAATAATCGCACGTATCATATTAAGAATGCTATTGAGTGGAAGAAATTTCAAAGTGGTTTTTAATAATGAATTATGGACTTTTTTACAAGGAAGTATCCTTCAACACTCAGTCAATTAACATAGTACGAAAAGCAATATCACAAGATTTAAAATTTACTAAAGGAGAATTACACAGCAGTCAAAGATCAACTAGAAGTTCTGAAGTAGCCTGGGTAAAAGATATGGATCTATTGTCTATGCTTATGCGTATGTCTAAACAGATTAATAGATCTGCTAATTGGAACTTGAATCTTGCAGGTATAGAACCTGTACAATTTGGTATCTATGGAGAGGGAGATTTTTATGACTGGCATGTGGATCAACATCCAAAACCTGTCAGGGGAATGGTTAGAAAGATTAGTATGTCTCTTTTCCTTAATGATGACTATGAAGGAGGGGAGTTTGATTTGGAGATATATAGACCAGATGCAGACCCAAGGTATAAAACTTTTAAGTTAAAACCTTGGTCTGCTATTTTTTTCCAAGGTGATCAATGGCATAGGGTAAGACCTATCACATCTGGAGTTAGAAAATCAATTGTAGCATGGTTTTATGGACCTCCTTATTCGTAAGAAGAATGAAGTTTATTTAAAAATTGAAGCGGAGCCTCATCTCCATAAAGAGGCAGCAGAATTTTTTACCTTTGAAATTCCCTCTGCAAAATACATGCAAAGAACGAGGAGATACAAAGGTTGGGACGGTAAGGTACGGTTATACTCACCTGCTACTGGAGAGATTTATTGCGGTTTAATAGATTATCTAACTGACTGGGCAAAGGGAAGGGGATATCATTATCAGTTCGAGGAATCTCAATACTTTGGACATCCCAAGGATCAGAATGATCTAATAACTCCTGAGTCTGTAGTTGGATTTGTTCAAGCACTGGGTCTTCCTTCGGGATTGAAGGTTCGGGACTACCAGTACGCAGCAATATACGAGTGCCTACGATACAACAGAGCACTCCTATTGTCGCCAACTGCAAGCGGGAAAAGCCTAATGATCTATTCATTGGTTCGGTTTCATGTAAACGTTAAACGGAATGTACTTATTATAGTACCAACTACGTCTCTTGTCGAACAAATGTATAAAGATTTTACAGAGTACGGTTGGAATACTGAGTACCACTGTCATAAAATCTATGCTGGTGAAGAAAAATATACAGACCATGATGTAGTTATATCAACTTGGCAGTCCTTATATAAGGAACCAAGAAAGTTTTTTGATAGGTTTGATGTTGTAATTGGTGATGAGGCTCATTTATTTAAAGCAAAATCACTCACTAGATTAATGTCTAAGTTGCATAGTTGTAAATATCGTTATGGGTTTACTGGTACGTTAGATGGATCAGACACTAATCAATTAGTGTTGGAAGGTGTGTTTGGTAGATGTTCAAAGGTTACTAAGACATCTGATCTAATGAAGAAAGGACATGTTTCAAAACTTAAAGTAAAGATTCTTTTGTTAAAGCATGAAGAAAAGATTTTTGAAGGGTATCAAGATGAAATGGATTACCTCTGTGAACATGAACATCGTAATAAATTTATCCGCAACTTAGCATGTGACTTAAAGGGAAACACGCTGGTACTATTCAATTACGTGGAGAAGCACGGTCTGCCTTTGTATGAAATGATAAATAATCATACTGATAAACCAGTACATTTAGTTTATGGAGGAGTTGATGTTGATGACCGAGAAGAAATACGAAGGTTGGTTGAAGATGAAAATGATCAAATTATTGTCGCCTCTTATGGCACTTTCAGTACTGGGATTAACATTAAGCGGTTGCACAACCTCGTCTTCGCCTCCCCAAGCAAGTCCAGAATCAGAAACCTTCAATCAATCGGGAGGGTACTTCGACAGTATAGGGGAAAAGAAGTAGCAACACTATATGATATTGCAGATGACATCTCTACAGATCGTGGGAATAATTACACATTGAATCATTTAATGGAGAGAGTTAAAATCTACAAACAAGAAAACTTTAATTATGAACTCATAGATATTAAATTAAAATCTAATGATTAGTTACGCAAAACACGAAGAAGAATTTTACGGAGTTTTCAAACTCGTCAGTGGAGAAGAGGTACTAGGTAAAGCAGTGCTTACAGAAGATAATGGAGAAACTCTTTCCTTTGTTCAAAATCCTGTTTCTACAGTAGTTATGAATAATAAAGATAATGAAGGTCGCAATGTTCGGGGAGTGGGGTTTGCTAAATGGATGCAATTTTCTGATGAGGATTTTTATATCATAAGAGAAAAAGATGTTTTAACAGTTTCTTCAATGAGTAAAGAAATTACATTCATGTATGAAGCGTTTGTTCAAAGTGAAAATAAAGGTAAACCACCAAAAAAAGATAATTTAAAAATTGATCCCAAACCCAATATGGGTTACCTAGGAAAAATAGATGATTATAGAAAAATATTTGAAAAATTATTTAAGACTTAGTTTGTTGCCCTGAACCCTTACACGGTTAGTGTACATCAAATTGACAAACGTGTCAAGCCCTGATATAATATATACAAAGCAAGACACTTATGAAAAAAATAAAAAAGCAGAAACAACACTATGTTGATAACCAGGAGTTTCTTGCTGCTATCATTAAGTACAAAGAAAGAGTATATAATGCTGCTGTAAAGGAGATTGAAGGTCTTGCTGACATGGATCCTGATGAGCAGTTTCAAACTTTAAAGGGTTGGAAAAGTGAAAGAAAACCTAGAGTAGGAAATTATATTGGGAGTTGCTTTTTAAAGATTGCTACTCATTTGTCGTATAGACCGAACTTCATTAACTACATGTATAAGGATGATATGGTTTGTGACGGTATAGAAAATTGTATACAATACATCGATAATTTTAATCCAGCAAAGTCTAAGAACCCATTTGCTTATTTTACACAAATAGTTTATTATGCATTCTTACGCCGTATTGCTAAAGAGAAACGCCAGTTGGATATTAAAGATAAAATTTTAGAGAAGTCAGGTTACGATCACGTATTCACAGTTGACGGAGAAGGTGGAGCAGATTATAATCAGATTAAGTCTCGTGTTGAAATGAATTCAAAACGTTAATTATGTTTCCCGCTGTTATCTTTGATGACTTCTTTGAAAATCCAGACATTGTAGTTGACCTAGCAAACTCATTAGATTATGAAATTGGTGACGGTGCTTGGCCAGGAATAAGAACTGAAGAACTTGGTAAGATTAAAGGATTAAAATCTTTTGCGGATTCTGTAACAGATAAAATTCTTAGGATGTTT